CCCCCGCCGCCGTCATCCTGAATGTAATCTTGCGCCGCTTCTTCGGCATGGCGGATGAAGCTTTCTTGCATCTTCTCGATGTCCGTCATATTGCGATAACGGAACGTCGAATCCCCAATCGTTCCTTCCGCCTGAATCCCCGCCGCGTTTCCGCCGCTGTTGGTCATCACAATGTTGAAACTTGCAATGCCCAGCGCCAGCGTCAAATAGGCTTCCGCGTCCGCCAGCGCCGTCGTCTGAGCTGAAGCCGCGCTGAAGTCACGCGGGTTGCCGAGGCCGGCGGCTTCAATCTCAGACGCGGCATAGGCGCTTGCTCCTACCCACCTAAGCAAGCGCCGGCCCGCGGTGCGCAAATGCGGCGTAATCACCGCCTCGCTAACTCCATCCGGTAAATTCCCCGTCGTGCGCACGTGTTCAGCATCGGCCACGCTCATACAATCTTGCCCTCGTCGCGCAGCGTCATCGCCAACCCCGCGCTGATCGTGGCTTTGTCACCGCCCTTATATTCCTTTCCGGCGATTTCAGTTTTTTTCTTGAAGGTGACTTCAACATCTGGCGCCGCATCTTTGCCCGCCGCATCGCTGACCGCCGCTTTCACTTCGAGCAGCTCGCCGCTGTGCAGCCGCGCCGCGATGAAACCGGTTTTCGGCACCCGCTGGCCTTCCGGCCCGGACGTCTTCGCCACGCTGATCGCCACGCCGTTTTGCGGATCAACCAAACCCGCCCCGCGCGCCGCCAGCTTCTTGCCGAGCTTGACGTATATCGTTTGCACACTCATAATGACTCCAAAATTTATCGCTCACTGATTACGGTTTACTGAAAACTGCTCACTGGCTTTTACGGCTCATCATTCGTCAAATCCCACACCCGCGCCGCATTCCCGATGATCCGGCCGTAACCAATCACCTGCGAGATCGCGATATTTTCCCACTGCGAGGTGATCAGCTTCTCGGTCTCGGTAAGCTGCGCGTTGGATTCTTCGATGCGCTCCAGCGCATTGGCGCGATTCACCCCGAGAATGCTGGTCGCGAGAATTTCACTGCCCGGATCATGACGTTTCACCGGCGCGCCGAACGGATCGATCGGCCGTCCCGTGTTGATAAAATTCGCCGCGATGATCGAATCTTTGAACTCGGTGATTTTGAACATCGCCGCCCAATTCGTTTTGTTCGCCGCCACAATGTCCAGCTCATACGGTTCGAACTCCGCGAGAAAGTCGATGAAATGATCATAGGATATCGCGCCCAGCGTATCTACCGGGGCACTGTTGGAATTGCCGTCGCCGTTGATCAAAACCGAAACCGCATCTTCGGTTTTGTCCAGCATCATCCACCAACCAACGAGCTGAAGAAAAACCGCCATTTTGTTGGCGCGCAGCCGGCGGATGTGCTCGTAACTTTGCTTGATCACCATGCCGTGCTTTTTCAGCTTGATGGTCGTCTCACCGACCGTCAACGCAATCACCGGCATCTCCGCGCCCTGCCCGACGATGCCGGCGCTCACCTCCTGCGTCTCATCGACGATGGAAGCCTCATAGGTGCCGCTGTCGATCATCGTCGTCGTCGCGATCAAATCTTCGTCGCGCAGCGTGTACCGGCCCATCAACATGCCGATGCGCACTTGCTGATTGATGAACTCCGGAAACAACACCCGCGATTCTGGATTGTTGTACCACTCTTCCAGCGTCGCCGCCGCCGCGCCGGCCACATTCAGATTGCGCACCGCCAACTGCCGCTCGAACGCATTCAGATTGCAGCCCGGATAATTCCCCGAAGGATCCTGCTCTTCGAGAAATTCCGTCAGCGTCTGGTTCGCTTTGCGCGCGTCATCATACATCCCCTTCTCCACGGGAATTTTTTTCAACGCCGATTTCTTGATCCGGCCATCCGGCCCGCGCAATCCCGCCGCCATCGCCGCCACGTCAAACCCGTTGGCTCTGGCCAGATTGAGCAAATCTTCAAAACTCTCTACTCGCATTTTGTCCTCTCAAAAAATTAAATCGTCCTTATTTCCCCCCTTCTCTTCTTAAGAGAAGGGGACGGGGGATGAGTTATCCCAAATCCACCACGCACGTAACCGCGTCGGTATCAAGGCTCTCCACGAAAAACGGCATGCCGTTCGTCGCATCGATCTGCACCGCGCCACTCGCTCCGCATTCCAATTTATTAAACTGGCCAACGGTCGGCGCCGTGCTGGTATAAGGCACTTCCACCAAGCCGCGCACCTGCACCGTGATCACGTCGTCTTCAATGTTGCTGATCACCCCGCGAAAATGCTCATCCGCCCCGCCCACTTTCGCCATTCCGGCGGTCGTAATGCTCGCCGCCTTGCCTTCGTGCGTTCCCTTCGTCACCGTCCCGCTTTTTTCGTAGGACAGATACGCGGCAAACTGTCCAGATTTTTTATGCGTATTCCACGGCATTGTACACCTCGTTAATTGTAAAAATTCGCCACTGTCATTTCGAGCGCAGCGAGAAATCTTTTGCACTCAAAAAAACGCCATTTTACCGAATTTTGAAATTGCTCTGGCTCACCGGTTTCTCCGCCGCGCCGCCCTGATGCGTCGGCGGCTCTTCCACGCTCGAGCGCCGCTCGCAATTCGTCCCGCCGCAATCCATGCACTTCACCGGCATTTTCCCCTCCAGCTTCGCGCCATATTCTTTTTCCAGATCGCTGAGCGCTTCCCATTCCAGCTTGTCCACCACCGCCTGCAAGCCTTTGCTGTTTTCTCCATCCACTTTCACGATCAGCCCCTTCACCGTGTCGCGCTTCGCGCCCAACAGCTTATCGAGCTGCCCGGCTTTCGCCGCCAAACCTGTCCGCTCGCCGCGCAACGTCGAATTCGCCGTGGCGATTTGTTGCGCTTGTTCAATCAACTCTTCCGGCGTCGCCAACGCCTGCACACCCAGCGCCTTCGCCAGGCTCGCCACTTGCTCATCACTCAAAACAAATTTCATCTGATTACCTCCAGGATTTTCTGACTCTTTGCCTTTTGCCTTTTGCTCTTTGCTGTTTGCCTTTTCCAACTTGTCCGCTTCCTCATCCGCCCCCTCATGCACCAATGCCACGTGCCGGTATTCCAAAATTTCACTCACCATGATCCGCACGATCTGGCCGTCGATCTCTTCCCCGATCAAATTCCAAAACTGCCAGCTTTCCAACTCCGCATGTGATTGCTCCCATTCAAAAAAAAATGAGATCGAGCAGCTTTCCACCAGCGGCGGCTCGGCCATAATCTGCCGCGCTTCGTTCGGCGCCAGCTTGTAATCGATCATCACGTCGATGTTGACGCCCGGATAACTCTGCTCGCCGCCGGCGTCGCTCCATTGCGCCGCCGAAATGTAGCCGATGATATTCTGCGTCAGGTCGGAATGATTGCGATGGAATTTCAATGGCCGTCGCCGCGTTCCGCCCGCGCCTTTGGTCAGCATCAGCGGCAGGCTCGCCAGCAGCATCCCCGTTCTGCTGAAATCCAGCCAATATCCTTCCGGCCCCAAATACGCCGCCGAGATTGCCCGAAACTTTGCTAGCAGCCAATCTTCCGGCTTGGGGATGACATCATCCACCGTCTCCGGATTCACTTGCAGATTCGCCGCCTTCACTTCACCGCGCTTCACGCCCTCCACCGGCATCCGCAAACTCACCCGCGCCCGATTATTATCCACCAGCTCAAACCAAGCCGGAATCTTCGCTTCCATTTTTCCCATCGCTTTTCAATTATTCTGCCGAAAAATCCCTGGCCTGCGGCACCGCGTGGCGCGGCGGGCGCCAGGGCAGGCATTCTGCCAAAGTTTTTGATCGAGCTTTTATTTTCTCAATACTTTTGAACGTTCAGAACGCGTTCAAAATCTTCGCCACGCCACGCGCCCGTCTTCATCGTAGGTCAACATGCCCAAACGCGCTGCGGGCATTCTACGCCGGTTTTCGCTCCGTCGCGATCAGCCGCGTTTTGCAGTTCGGATGATAGGGCGGAAAGCCATATCCGTCTCGCACCGCCCCATCCAATCCGCGCGCATTGATCCGCTGCTCTGTCACCGGCTTAAGCTGCGCTTGAAATTGTTCCGGCGTCAATTGGCTAAACTCATCCACCGCTTGCCGCGCCGCGCCCACCGGAATGATCTTCCCCGCCAGAAATTGGCAAATCTCCGCTTCCGGCGAAGGGTTGTAAATCTCGGCATATTCAAAGCCGGCTTCATCAAGCTGTCCGATGTTCGCCCACGTCCGCATCCGCTGCACCGCCGTGTTGATGATGCGCTGCGCTTCATAATCCGTCATCGTTTCCAGCGCGTCTTGCGCCAGCAGCTTGAATTCCAGCAGCGCTTCTTCGCTCGTGCGCTGAAAAATCCCTTCGCCGCCTTCGATGAACCGGCGCTTCAAAAAGTCCAACACGCTTTTTTCGGTCGACTCATTGAAAATATATTTGCTCAGATAGAACCGGTCAATGCGCCGCATGAAATTCAACGTCCGCCGATCCACTGCATCCATCGTAAAACTGATCGCCGGCGCCTTCGTAAAGATCGCGCGATCTTCCACGCGATAAAATTCATACACACCCTTCACCGCTTCTTTTATCGCCGCCTGCGCTTCCGTGCTGCTCATCGCGTCCACATAAATCGGCGACAACACTCCAAACGCCTTCACCGCAAAATCATCGGCTGAAGAAAAATCGCTGAACCGCGAGCGCCGCACAAATCCCAACAACACCTCCACCGCTTCCACCGTCGAGCTTTTCAGATACGGCGAAATCTTTTTGATGTATTTATCCACCCACTTCTGCATGATCGCCCGCGTCTCGCTCTCGCTCACCAAACTTTTCTTCGCCAAACCGATCACCGCGCGATCCCGCAAAAAATCATACCGCCCCATCTCCCGATTATATTTCAACCGATAACGTCTTGCCGCTTTGACTTCGGACATCGGACTCCTGACCTCGGACAACCGCGAAACATCAAACCAAGATTCATAGCCCAACTCCTGCGCCGCTTCATCCGGCGAGATCATGCCGGCTTCCGCTTTCTTTATCACCGCCCGCTCGCGCGTCTCTTGCGCCTGCGCTTCCGCCAGCGGATCCCGCGCCGGATTCTCATTGAACTGAAACGACAAACCGTCAATCACAATATTTTGCAAGCGCAAATCCAGCCGATACGTTTCCTCCATGCGCCGCTTCGCCAACCGCCGGATGTTGTTGCCCTCGCGAATCATGAACATGTACACCACGTTCGCGAATGATTCCGTGCTGCGATACGAGCGCCCGATCATCATCGGATCGATCCCCGCGCCGCTGGCCACTTGCTCTTCATTCATATTCCAAACTTCGCTCGTCCCCTTCGCGTCGCCGGTGATATTGTGATGCTCCAAAGTTTGATCGGTATATTTCACCATCAAACCCTGAAAATAATTCTTGTTCACATCAGTGAGCACGGAACTTAAATAGCGCTGCTTGCGGTCATTGAATTCTTTATCCGTCTCCCCAGCCTTGCGCGGCGGCGCCATCAAGGACAGCGAGACGATGCCGAGCAAGCCCAGCTTCCGCACGATGAACTTGATGTTCTTCACCATATCCCGCTGCGTTAAAATCGCATCGATCGCCGCCAGATACAGCGGCACGGCGTATGGCGAATTTTCAATCGTGCGATACGCATAGTAATGATAGGTCAATTCGTTCAGCTCGATCATCTCGCCGCTGCTGCGCAAAAGCTGAAACGGTTTGTATTCGCCGTCCAACAGCTTGAACCGAATGCGCGGCGTCGGCACGATCACCACTTTCTGCACCCCATCCAGCTTCGGCGTCAACACGTCTTCGCTGCTGATCGCCCCGGTCACCGCGATCTGCTCGATATAATGATTGATCAACCCGTCCACGCCGGCCGAGCGCGGATAGATGTGCTGCGCACGGTCATTCAACCGCCCATGGGCTTTTTCCATAATGGCATCGTTGCGCGCTTCGATATTCACCGTATGGCCGTTGTTGGACAGGTTGATCAAATTCGTCGTCGCATGGTTCAAATCCGGATTCACCGCCGCGATCCGGCTCAAAAATTCCAACAGCTCGAACGGCACCACCGGATCGAGTCCATGAAAATCCTGCATGAACTCGCCCATCCGCCCAAACACATTCCCTTGCTCTTCGATGCTGGATCGCCCCGTCGCCGGCGCCACCGGATCACCTTGCGCCATCTCCGTAATCGCCCGCAACATCTCACCTTGCGCCGGCTCTTGGCCTTTCACGTATCCAAACGTGCCCAGAAATTTTTCAATCCAGTTCGCCATCACTCCATCAATCCAATAACCAGCGATCCATCAATCCAGCGATCCATCAATCCAGCGATCCATCAATCCCTTGCAAAACTCCCAAACACCGGCGCCATCCCCGCAAACTGCGCTTCATACTTCGCCAACAGCGCCGCCGCGGTCGTCGCATAATTTCCCGCGTGGAAATAATGATTCTCCACGTTCTTTTTGAAGCGAAACACTTTCTTGCCCAACCGCAGATCGTCCACTTCATCTTTCTGCGAGCCGATCAAATGATGGATCGCAAAAGTCGAATCCTCAAAATCTATTTCCCGCCCATCCGCTTCGATCATCCGCTCCGGAAAAATGATCTTCGGAAAATCCGGCGTGAACAAATCACAATAAGCATCCAGCGCCTGCTCGCGATCCTGCGAAATCACCTTGTAGGTCTGGCCGAAATGCTCGTGCTGATCTTCTTTCACTTCATGGCCCTTGTAAAAATTCAGCGTCACGTTTTCTGGGAAGCGGTAGGCCAGCCGCCGCGCTTCCGTCGTCAGCGGTAGCGCGTCCGAAACCAGCATCATGCAATTCATGCTCACCATCAGCTCCGCCATCGTCTCTTCCAGGCGGTCGCTGTTTATTTCCTGCACCCAGATCAGCCGCATAATGTCGTCGATGAAATCGTAAAATTCCGCATAACACACATTGCCCAAGTCCAGGCCGCCGATGCTCCACTCTGCCCCTTTGCGCAGTTGATATTTGCGTTTCAGTTGTATCAACGTGTCACGGCTGATTCGTTGTAAGTCGCCCGCATCCGGAATCGCCAGCATCGAAGAGTGCAATTCCGTTCTCTTACTTTTTCGGCTCGCGCTCTTCTGCCAGCGCCGCATAATCTTATTCAGATCGCGCCCCTCAAAAATCACTTGCGGCATCCGGTAGCTTTGAATCTGCCGATCCGGAAACTTCGCCACCCAATGAAAGCTCTTGCTCCGCTCATACGGCTTCTGGCATTTCACGCACACGATCTGCCAATTGCCCGCGACGTCTTGATTGACGCAGCGCGGATGCGGCTCGCGCGCCAGAGAGCTTTGATAAAACATCTCCTCCAGATTCTGCCACTCATTGCAGCCCGGACATTTGAACAAACAAACATTCTGTTTGCCGCTTTGATAGCCGATGTCCGCCGGCCCGCCCGGGTAAATTTCGCGCGCGAATCCCACCAGCTGTCCGAAATCCGAAGCGTCCATGCGCTCCTGCACCATGTCGATGCTCTTGCGCTCGATGATCGTCACCTCATCCAGCATCACCGCGTCCATCGGCCGGCTGACGGTTTCCGAGAGCACGTTGGCGCCGAGAAAATAAACATAGTGCGGTCCGGCGCTGTAAAACATTTCCGTCTCGTGCATCTCATACATCGTGAACAATTCTTTATTTTGCTGAATTTGCTCTTTGCCGAAGCGCGTTTTCATGAACGGCTTGATCATCACCTTGTCCGGCAGCGCATAGCCGCAATCCAGGCCGCGCCAGTTTGGCAAATACAAGCTCCACCCGATGATAAACGTGCTG